GGAGCTGGAGTAGAGGTAAAGTATGTTGACCCTGCTAATGTAGTATATAGTTATACAGAAGACCCTCATTTTAAAGATTGTTTTTATTGGGGTGAAATTAAAAATGTTCCAATAACAGAGTTGTTAAAAATAGACCCTACTCTTACTAATGATGATTTAGAAAAAATATCTAAATATAGTCAAAGTTGGTATGATTACTATAACGTAGCTCAGTATTATCAAAACGATATATTTTATAGAGACACTGTAACTCTGATGTATTTTAATTATAAGACTACTAATAAAATGGTCTATAAGAAAAAAGTATCAGAAAATGGTGCTGTTAAAATGATAGAGAAAGATGACCAGTTTAATCCTCCAACAGAAATGATGGAAGATGGAAAGTTTGAAAAAGTTTCTAAAACTATTGATGTATGGTATGATGGTATTATGGTTATGGGAACTAACATATTATTAAAGTGGGAGCTTGCAGAAAATATGGTTAGACCTAAATCTGCTTCTCAGCATGCCTTACCTAATTATGTAGCAGTAGCTCCAAGAATGTATAAAGGAGTTATTGAGTCTTTAGTTAGAAGGATGATACCTTTTGCAGATTTAATACAGATTACTCATTTAAAATTACAACAAGTAATAGCTAGAACTGTTCCTGATGGTGTGTTTATAGATGCTGATGGATTAAATGAAGTAGACCTAGGCACAGGGCAGGCTTATAATCCTGAAGATGCTCTAAGACTTTACTTCCAAACTGGTAGTGTTATAGGTAGGAGCTATACACAGGATGGAGATTTTAATCAGGCTAGAGTTCCTATACAACAGCTTACATCTAATAGTGGTGCTAGTAAAACGCAAATGTTAATCACAAACTATAATCATTATCTTAATATGATTAGAACAGTGACCGGATTAAATGAAGCTAGAGATGGTTCAACCCCAGACCCTAATTCTTTAGTAGGGCTACAAAAACTAGCGGCACTTAATTCTAATACAGCTACACGTCATATTCTTCAAGGTAGTTTATATGTGTATAGAACATTAGCAGAAGCTTTAACGTATAGAGTTGGTGATATATTAGAGTACGCTGATTTTAAAGAAGAGTTTATAAACCAAATAGGAAAATACAATGTTTCAATTCTAGGAGATATAGCTGATTTATACATTTATGATTTTGGTATTTTTATAGAAGTTTCCCCAGATGAAGAGGAAAAAGCTCAGCTTGAACAAAACATTCAAACTGCTTTATCTAAGAGCGATATTAATCTTGAAGATGCAATTGATATAAGAGAATTAAAAAATATAAAGTTAGCTAATCAATTATTAAAAGTTAAACGTAAACAAAAGCAAGAGCGTGATGAAAAAAATGAGATGATGAAGCAGCAGGCATTAGCTGAACAGCAATTAAAATCTCAACAAATGGCAGCTCAAGCAGCTATGCAGAAATCTCAAGCTGAGATGAATGCTAAGATGCAAATTAAACAAGCTGAAATTGCTTTTGAAATAGAAAAGATGAAGAATGAAGCTCAACTAAAAAGTCAATTGATGGCTCAAGAGTTTGAGTATAATCAACAATTAAGAGATATTTCAGAGCAAGCTTTAGCCAATAGAGAGATAAGTAGAGAAGATGCAAAATCATCTCGTATAAGTCAACAAAACTCTGAGCAGTCTAAACTTATAAACCAACGAAAAAATAATTTACCTCCTCAAACATTTGAGTCTAATGAAGATAGCTTAGACGGCTTTGATTTAGCAGAATTTGACCCAAGGTAAACTGAATAATTTATATTGTTTAATGTACTATATTTGTACTAAAATTTAATCTAATGGAAATAAAAGTAAAAGAAGTAGGAATTGTTGAAGAAAAATCAGCAGCAGAAGTAGAAGAAACTCTACTAGAAAATGCTGAGCAACAACAAGATGAAGTACAACAAGAAACTTCAGTAGTTGAAAAACAACAAGATGAAAATCAAAGTTCTCAATTACAAGAAGAAGACGTTCTTAATTTTATAAAAGATAGATATGATAAAGATATATCATCAGTAGAACAATTGTTTGAAGAAAAAGAAAACAATGAAACTCTACCTGAAGATGTATCTGCTTATTTTGAATATAAAAAGAAAACTGGTAGGAGTATTGAAGACTATGTTAAATTAAACAGAGATTTTGATTCTCTAGATGGAGACCAGATTTTAACTGAGTATCTTTTAGCTACAGAGGAAGGCATTGATAAAGAAGATGTTGAATTATTAATGGAAGATTATTCATTTGATGAAGATGTGGATGATGAGTCGGATGTAAAAAGAGCTAAGTTAAAAAGAAAGAAGGCAATTGTAAAAGCTAAAAAATTCTTTAATGAACAAAAAGAAATGTATCACCAGCCTCTTGAGTCAAGTAGTGTTGGTGTTTCTAATGACAGTGAAGAATATAAGGCTTATAAACAATACGTTGATAATGCAAAAAATCAGGAAGAGGAAACTCAAAGAAGGTCTGCGTTTTTTTTAAAAGAAACAGACAAGGTTTTAAATCAAGACTTTAAAGGTTTTAAGGTCAGTATTGATGAAGCCAATTTATTGTATAATCCTGGTGGCACTGCGGAAGAAATTAAAAACAATCAATCGAGTATCAAGAATTTTATTGATAGACATTTGGATGATAGTGGATTAGTTAAAAACGCAGCTGAATATCACAAAGCATTATCAGCAGCAATGAACCCTGATAAGTTCGCAAGATTTTTTTACGAACAAGGAAAAGCAGCAGCAACAGAGGACGTGACAAGAAAAATGAAGAATGTCAATATGTCTACACGTTCTGCTCCTGAGGTTACTTCAAAAGGAGGGACTCAGTTTCGTGCAATTAATCCTAGTACTGGGAGGGGTTTAAAAATTAAAAGTATTAAAAGAAAAAATTAACATTTTAAAAAATTAAAAATGGCAGGACAATTATTAGGACCAAATACTAACCCAGTAGGTCCAGGTTTTCAATTACAGCCAGCACCACAGCAAGTGCCGTTGGCTACAAATTACATAACTGATTTCAACTTTTTGAATCAGTATTTACCAGATACGTACGAGAAAGAGTTCGAGCGTTATGGTAATAGAACTATCTCTTCTTTCTTACGTTTAGTAGGAGCTGAGTTACCAAGTAACTCTGACTTAGTAAAGTGGGCAGAGCAAGGGAGATTACACACTAAATACACACAGTGTGGTACAGCAGCAGTAGTTGCTGGAGACAATGTAACATTTGATATTAACGATGCATTAGTACCAGACCGAGCTGCAACAGGCTTAACTGCTGGAACAATTGCAATTCGTGTAGGTCAAACTGTTGTAGTTTCTAAAAATGATAACACCGGAGAATTTAAAGGTATTGTAACAGCAGTAGGAGTAGCAGGTGGTTTAAACGCCAACCAAATCGTAGTTGCTTTTTACAACGCTCAAGGATTTACAGGTGGTACAGGAGCAGGTAATGCTGATGTAACTATCTTTATCTACGGTTCTGAGTTTAAAAAAGGAAGCAACGGAATGCAAGGTTCTTTAGAGGCTGAAGATGAAATCTTCGATAACTCTCCAATTATCATCAAAGATAAGTATGCAGTATCTGGTTCAGATATGGCTCAAATCGGATGGATTGAAGTAACTACTGAGAACGGAGCATCAGGATACTTATGGTATTTGAAGTCTGAGCACGAAACTCGTTTAAGATTTGATGACTACTTAGAAACAGCAATGATTGAAGCAGTACCAGCTGAAGCAGGTTCTGGAGCAATTGCTGCAGGTGGAGATGTAGGTAACAAAGGTTCTGAAGGTGTATTCCACGTAGTGGAAAACAGAGGAAACGTATGGGCAGGTGGAAACCCAACAGCTCTAGCGGATTTTGATACTATCATTTCTCGTTTAGATAAGCAAGGGGCGATTGAAGAAAACGTACTTTTCTTAAACCGTCAGTTTGGATTTGACATTGATGACATGTTAGCTGAACTTAATGGTTCTGCTCAAGGTGGTGGAGCTAATGGTACTTCTTATGGTCTATTTGACAATGATGAGGAGATGGCTCTTAACTTAGGATTTACAGGATTTCGTAGAGGATATGACTTCTATAAGTCTGACTGGAAATACCTAAACGACCCAACTATGCGTGGAGGTCTTACTGGAACTGGTGCTGTAAACGGTATGTTAGTTCCTGCAGGTTCTACTACTGTGTATGACCAAATCTTAGGAAAGAATGCTAAGCGTCCTTTCTTACACGTACGTTACAGAGCTTCTGAAACAGAAGACAGACGTTACAAGACTTGGATTACAGGTTCAGCTGGTGGTGCTGCAACATCTGATTTAGATGCAATGGAAGTAAACTTCCTATCTGAAAGATGTGTATGTACTATGGGAGCAAATAACTTTGTGATTTTCCAATCATAATAATGTGAATACCAGGGAGGGTATTTATTGCCCTCCTTTTTTTTAATAATTAAATTTTAATCAAATGAAAAAAAATAATTTAGTCAATAAGACTTACAAACTTACCAAAGAAGCAGCACCCCTTTCTTTTATGCTGCCAACTAGAAATTCAAGAAGATACCCTTTAATGTATTTTGATGAGGTCAAAGGTGAAAACAGAGCTTTACGATATGCACGAAATCAAAAAAGTCCTTTTGAAGATGAGCAGGATGGAAACGCTATTGTTGAACCTGTTATTTTTGAAGATGGATTTTTACATGTATCTAGAACTAATCCAGTTCTCCAGGAGTTTTTACATTATCACCCAATGAACGGTGCTAAATTTGTAGAGGTCAATACAGAAAAAGACGCTCAGAAAGAAATGGATGTTTTAAATTCTAGAGTAGATGCTCTTATAGAAGCTAGACAGTTAGATATAGAACAAGTAGAAGCTTTAGCTAGAGTATTGTTTAATACAGATGTATCTAGAACCACCTCAGCTGAGTTAAGAAGAGATATCTTAATTTTTGCAGAGCAGGAGCCAGCACAATTTTTAAATGCTGTTAAAGACCCTACATTAAAGTTAAATTCTTTAGTTCAAGAGTTCTTTTCACATAAGGTATTAATATTTAAAAATAATAAAAAAGATGTATACTTCAACACCCCTAAAAATAAGAAGAGGATGTTAAATCTTCCTTTTGGGGAAGACCCTTATTATGTTATCTCTTCCTATTTACAAACTGATGAAGGAGTTGATATACTAAAGTTTTTAGAAAAAAATCTAGAAAACAAAAAATAGTATTTATATTAACGTTGTACAAAGGGGTTGCAAAAATGCAACCTCTTTTTTTTTACTTATCTTTGTAGTAAATAATTTTACAGATGAGCATTATTAATTCGGTACGAGAAACAGTGCTGTCGGTCCTTAATAAAAACAACTATGGGTATATAACTCCTAGTGATTTTAACCTTTACGCAAAGC